CATTTGTGTTCAGAGTTGGTGATGAGTTTGTACTCTGAACTTTGAATGAATATTTACTTGGAACAGAAACCAATGTGAAATCATCGTTCCAACTTGAATCTGTAAATCCATCTATTGAAACGGTTTCATATCCTGGATACCCATAAGTCAAATCGTGAGGAGAAGTGACTCCAAACTCGAAAACCAATCCATCCTTGAAGACATAATCAATTGAGTTCTGTTGAGCAATGTCTGAGATCGTAACAGCTTGTCCTGTCGTTAGGGAATGCGGAGAAGAAGTGATTATGGTTGCAACTCCTCCAGTTGCTGTTATGGAGCTAACACCCAAAGTTGTACTGAATAAATCAGTATACTTTGGGAGGATCAATTGCAACTGTTGAACAATCTCAGAAATTTTCATGATAATGTGAATCCATTTTTTGCGTAAGCGACCAAAGTATTGTACGTGTCTTTTTGTCTTTCTTTCACAGTCCTACTGATGTGCGGTCTTGGTTTTATTCTCCATTTCCCACTCTGTGTTTTTGTTCCATGCTCCAAGAAAAACCCATACGGGTCTTTGTCTGGTTGAGATGAGTCTCCAAACTCCATCTCATAATGCCCACGAACTTTGTAGTTCACACTTCGGAATAAATCTTTTGATAAAATTGCAGGGGTTTCTGTTGGGGAGGATGCTTGATGAACCCACCCTTTTATATTGTAGATTCGACCAGTCTTTTTCTCTTCCATTGATCTACGCAAATGCTTTACGTGATCTTGACCAATCTCATACAGTGCATTGTGTATATGCTTTGGGAAGACTTTATCAAGACTTTCGATCTTGTAAAGATTCTCTCTTCCCTTCCTGGTCAATTTCATTGAGAACATTATCTATTCACCTGGTCATCTTCGTCACCTAGCAATTGGCAAAGCAGAAACAAGAAACGCTTCCTCAAATCTGTGTCATCTACCTTTGTGACTTTGTAACTATTTCCATCATATTTGACAATGCTATTTGGGACCACATCACTACGATACCTGATTGAGAATTTATGTGTTGGTTTTATTTCAGAATTCACACCATCAAATGTCGCATAATGTTTTATTGTTTCAGCCTTTGCCCAAACAGTTTTAATCAAAGTATGGGCTTGAGTGAAGACCTCTTCTGCACCAAAGTTTGGAGCAGTGATCGTTCTCTCATAAATGGAGATTCGACTTTTCAAATCTCCAATCTGAGGTGATCTTGATGGTCTTCTTTCTACAATCAACTCACCCATTAGTTATTTACCAATAAATATTTGAACAATAAGTTTTTGTCTGACACATTAGCCGAATGAGTTGATTATTCTATACTTACTTAGAATCGCCTTTGCAACAAAAGGAAACATCTGTTTTTTATCTGGAGAAACATCTCCTCGATTTTCGTACCAGAACAAGACGATTTGCTTTATTGCTGTGATGATGTCGTCAGGAACTGTTGTATATCCTGCAACAAAAACAACCTTAATTGGATATGCGAAATCATTATCTAAAGACAATGAGCTTGGGAACAGAATCCTTGAAAAAGAACTCGTATTTTTGACAATATAATCATCCGAAGAAACCAAAACATCATTCTCCTTCACACTTGTTACTGAGATCAATGGTGATCTCCGCAATTCGATGTAGGAATACTCTTCAAAATCTGAATCTTGAACACACTGAAAACTTCCTGTAAATGTCCTTTGGACATAAACACGATTTGTCATTGACTCGACCAATACGGTTGCAGATGAGATCAATGCGTTCACCAGAGTTGTATCTGCAACATCAATATCTCTACACCACTCATCAGCACCTGCAAACAAAACTGGATCATTTGCTGGAGGGGTTGTCAACGTGTAAAAATCAATTCCCATCAGGATTACTCTTCAATTTTTGATTCTTTGATGCGTGTCAATTCCAAGATCATGTTCTCAACACTCTTTGTTCGACTGACTTTTTCTCCAAGGTTCACTTCACCCCAGTCTTGCAAAGCAGTTTTTTGTTCAGACTCAAACTCAAAACTCAAAGCCAAATCTGTCAAAAAATCGGCAATGTCCACTACTTCTTCTGTGAGTTCTTTTGGTTGCTCATGTAGTTCTTTTGGAGCATCAACTTTGATCTGTCCATCTACTGATTCCGCCCAGTTATCGGCAATCAATTGCTTTTCTTTGTCTTCTGGAAGGTCGTTTACAATTTGCCCTTCGGAGAAAGCCACCTGTGGTTCATATGGAGGAAAAAAAGCATAGGTTCCAGTTTTCAATATTTTTACTGCCATGATCCCTTTTTATTTTAGTAATTGAGGTGGAATGAATCCACCCCAATATACTGTTACTGATCTGCGGTAGGCTGATGCATTGCATTGGAAAGCAAAGCCAAAGCTCCGAAGAGTGTTCCACCACTTGATGTTGAAGTAGAAACAAAAGACAATCGGACGTATCGTTTCTTTCCGATATAGCCAACACGTTTTGGAGTGTCATCATCTGCCAAAGCATAAGAACAATCACCCAAAGTTTCTGCAGATGCAACAGTTGCAGCGTCAGACAAAGCAGAGTTATCGCCTTCTTCTAACAGCATGGCATATGCACCATCGGTGATGGTTCCAGAGATTGTCAAAATCTCAAGAGCTTCGTATCCTGCGGTGTCAATAATTTCACCAACAGTAGTGGTGTCAGTTGAAATGGTCTGAGATTCCATTGCAAGCACAGACTCACTGGAGTGATGTAGGTCATTTACGTTCATTTTCCCTCTTTCCTTAGAATTTGGTGTCAGGGAATCACCCCCGACAAATTATGGATAAAATTGATTACGCTTTTGTCTTCAAGACGGTGATCGCTTCGTCAAGAACAACTTGTCCAGTGTTCCAACGATGGTATGTCACTTCAACAATTGCTTGACGCTTCTTTGCATACTCATCTCGAACAACAACCATTCCTGTGCGGTCAGTAATCAAGTATCCTCGTAGGAAATCACCATAAACAATAGACAATGAACTGTTGGTGATACTTGGCATATCTTGGAAGATTGCATAACGCTCTCCTGCAATCAAGTTCGGAAGACCACCGTTTCCTGGTTGCCAAACATAAGCACCTGCACCATCTTTCAATGTTCGCAAGTATGCGAGGGTTTGACGATTGAAACCAAAAATTGGATTGTATCCGGCTTTCAATGTTCCAGTCAAAGCCAGAATGTCATCAAAAACAACAGTACCAGATGTAGCGGATGTGGATTGTCCTGCGATTACTGCAGCATTGACCAAAAATCCTTCAGGTTGCTTTGCGCCTGTTCCAAGAACGAATTTGTTTCCTTCGCCATATGCAAATGCTTCTGCAACGTCGTTTCTGATCTCGTTTTCAAGATCAAATTGAGAATCATTGAGCAAATCAATTGTATAAGGAACAGTTACAGTTTGACGATATGCAGTCAACTGCTCATTTCCGTATGTACTTTCGGAATCGGAACCTGCAGCAGCCTCACCTTCGTAAGTTGCAGTTGGGATTCCTGTTCGCTTTGGAACTTCCAAAGTTTTGCTTGATGTACTCTTGACCCGAGAAACTTGACGAACTCCGGAAATCTCAGTGATGGACTTGATTAGAACATTGTCCATTTCAGTTGTGGTCAAGTAACCACCAGCAACTCCACTATCCATACGGAGAGTCTTTGCTTCAGAATCTTCAACACCAGACAAGCCAAACTTAACTAGATTTTCAATCGCCTTGTACTCTGTGCTTTGCTTGTGGTCAATATCTTTGGAAGCACCTTTTGCCAATTCAACTTCAAAGTCTTTGATTCGATCTTCCAAATCCAAAGCTTTTCTGTCGGACTCCATTTGCTTTGCAACAATTTCTTCGTTTTTCTTCTCGTTTTCTTCGAGAGCTTTTTCAGTCTTATCAATAGACTCTTTGTACTCAGAAGATTCTTGACCATACTTTTCAACGGACTTCCGCAAATGGTCAACTGCTTCTTTTACTTCGTTAGGTGTAACTTCAGGCATTTTTGTTCTCCATATTTAAGTTAATTCCTTTGATTGATTCAAAAACCTCACCCCATTCCAAATCGTTATCAGAATCACTCTGATTCGTAGTTTCACCGTCAACGGATTCACTAGCTTTGATACTCGATTTGATAAATGAAATTAATGTTTTTGCATTTTTTCTACTGAATCTTGCTCCTTGACACAACAGTTTTTCAAACACTCGTTCTTCGAGAGCAGAAAAATCGTCAATTTTGAATGCTTTGGAGTCATCAAAAGGGCTTTGCATCCCCATCTTTTCATAATGTTTCTTCACAACTTCTATTGCTTTTGGGATGTCTTCTGTTGGAATATCAACTCCATACCTCGCACCTTTCAATGCACCAGCAAGTGAGAAGATTGCTCTTGGAATGATTGTCAATTCCCCATCCACAATGTCAGCAATTGGCATCTTGTAAGAGCTAACCAAGTCATCATCTTCACGATCAATCCAAACAAAAGCTTTTTCATATTTCTTTTGTGATTCAGGATCAGGAATGGAGTCTTCGTTATGAATTCCTGCCCATTCCTTTATCCTTTCTACTGCAGATTCTTTTTCCCAATCGGTATTTCTTGATGCGATTGGTAAATCGGTTTTCTTCTCAGGTTCTTTTTCTTGATTCATAGACTTCAAGACTTCAGCTTTTGCGTTCATTGGAATTGTGACCAATGATCCTTCCCAAAGGAAAACTTTTTTCAAATGTCTGATTCCTTTTTCATCGTAATTTGAATCTTCTCGATTCTTTACTGAATACCCGATGGACATGCTTCTAATTGATCCAACTTTCAT